CAAGTTTGGCAATTTTACCGATCTTAAAAAAATTATTCAGTCCCGTCTATTCTATCCAGCGTTCATTACTGGACTCTCTGGAAACGGTAAAACGTTCTCGGTTGAGCAAGCGTGTGCTCAATTGGGTCGCGAACTTATCCGTGTAAATATCACTATTGAAACCGATGAAGATGATCTTATTGGCGGTTTCCGTCTTGTTAATGGTGAGACCGTTTGGCACAATGGCCCAGTCATTGAAGCACTCCAGCGAGGAGCAATTCTGCTCCTTGACGAAATCGACCTTGCCTCAAACAAAATTCTTTGCCTCCAATCTATTCTCGAAGGAAAAGGAGTTTTCCTTAAGAAGATTGGCAAATGGGTTGCGCCCTCAAAAGGCTTCAACGTACTCGCCACCGCCAACACTAAAGGAAAAGGTTCCGACGATGGCAGATTCATTGGTACTAACGTGCTCAACGAAGCGTTCCTTGAGCGATTCCCAGTAACCTTTGAGCAGCAGTATCCCACTGTCAAAACTGAGCAGAGAATTCTTGAAAATGTTGCTAAGGAACTTGGCATGAATGACTCTGATTTCTGTAAGCACCTTGTAGATTGGGGTGATATTATCCGTAAGACCTTCTATGATGGTGGTATCGAAGAAATTATCTCCACCCGTCGTCTGGTCCACATCATCCGTGCTTATAGCATCTTCAATGATAAGGCAAAGGCAATTCAAGTCTGTGTCAATCGCTTCGATGATGAAACTAAGCAAGCATTCATGGAACTCTATGACAAGGTTGATGCTGACTTCGCTATCTCGTCAGAGGATGAAGACGGAGATCGTATCTACGTAATTGACAACACTAAGGCAATCTGATATAATGACAAATGCTTGGTCCCTCCTTTATGATGAAATGACTGAACATTCTAAGTATTATTACGACTATGATCGTAATGATCTTGATAGAGAAAAACCCTTTACCATGAACGTCTCTATGACTGAAAACAACAAATACAAATATAGTGAGGAAGAAATCCTCAAAGAACTGACCGATTATATTTCCGGCACATACAATCAGCATTATTCTGCTGGTGATGATAAAATTCAGACACTTGATCTGATTGAAGCATGTGGTGATGGTGAAGCATTCTGCCGATCCAACATCCTCAAGTATGCCTCTCGCTACGATAAGAAGGGCACTGCCCGCCGTGACATTATGAAGATTCTGCACTATGCTGTGCTTCTGATGCACTTCAATGACAAGAACGCCCAACGTGAAACTTACAACCAATGACTATGAAACTGTCTGAAAAAACTGTCAACCTTTTGAAGAACTTTGCTTCTATCAATCAGTCTATTGCATTCAAGAAGGGCAATACTCTTCGTACAATGTCCGTGATGAAGAACATCCTGGCAGAGGCAGAGATTGAAGAAGAGATCCCTCAGGACTTTGCAATCTATGATCTGGTTCAATTCTTGAATGGTGTCACTCTGCATGACAATCCTTCTATCGAGTTTCCTAACGAGTCAAACCTGACCATCCGTGAAGGCAAGGATCGCAAGACCAAGTATTTCTTTGCAGACCCTAGCGTGATCGTTTCTCCCCCCGAGAAGTCCATTGCACTGCCCACAGAGGACGTTTGCTTCAACCTTGACAGCACCCAGTTACAGTCGCTCCTGAAAGCATCTGCGGTCTATCAACTCCCTGACCTGGTGGCAGTTGGAGAAGCAGGTGTGGTCAAACTGGTTGTCCGTGACAAGAAGAATGACACCTCCAACGAATACTCAATCAACGTCGGTTTGACCGATCAAGAGTTCAACTTCAACTTCAAGGTTGAGAACATCAAGATTCTTCCTGGAACATATGAGGTTGTCATCTCCCAGAAACTGTTGGCACGATTTGTCAATAGTAATTTCAATCTTACATATTTCATCGCACTTGAACCTGATTCGACCTTTGGATGAATATCTTTGCAACTTGTCAGGACCCTCTGCTATCTGCACGAGTTCTTCCTGACAAACATATCGTCAAGATGCCTCTGGAATCCTGCCAGATGCTCGCTATCATTTACTCTAATTGGTATTATGATTGGGGCACTCTACCAAAGGCAAATGGTGAACCATACGCCACAGAGAAAGGTGCATTCCGTAATCACCCCTCCACTAAGTGGGCAGCAGCATCAATCTACAATACTGCTTGGTTGATTCAACATGGGTGTGCTCTAGCAGAAGAGTATACTCACCGGTATGGTAAGGTCCACACATGCGCTAAGACTTTGTTTGAGGCAAAGAAACTGTTCCATCGTAAGACAGAACAACCCATTGTATGTTGGGGAATGGCAGAGAACTTCTCTCGTGCTATGCCTGACGAATGGAAAAAAGATGATACAATAGATACGTTCACCGCATACAGGCGGTACATCGCATCTAAACCTTGGGTGAAGGATAACTACCTTCGCATCCCTGATCGTAAACCTGATTGGATTGATTATGAGTGATTTTATCTGGGTCGAGAAGTATCGACCTAAGACTATTCAGGAGTGTATTCTTCCTGAAGAGACCAAGAAAATGTTCCAAGATTTTTTAAATAAGGGTGAGATTCCCAATATGTTACTGGCGGGTCCTCCTGGTATCGGCAAGACCACAGTAGCAAAGGCACTGTGTAACGAACTAGGAGTAGATTTCTATGTCATCAACGGGTCCGATGAAGGGCGATTCTTGGATACTGTCAGAAACAATGCGAAGAACTTTGCTTCGACCGTATCGCTTCAAGCAACTTCAAAACACAAAGTCATCATCATTGATGAAGCAGATAACACGTCCAATGATGTACAACTCTGCTTACGGGCGTTTATTGAGGAGTTTGCTAGCAACTGCAGATTCATCTTCACCTGTAATTACAAAAACAAAATCCTCGAACCACTTCATTCCCGTTGCACAGTGGTTGAGTTCGGAATTAAAGGAAAAGAACGAGCAAAGATTGCCAACGGTTTCTTCCTTAGACTTCAAGAAATCCTCGCAGAAGAAGCAGTTGAGTACGACAACAAGGTACTCATTGAACTCATCAGTAAACACTTCCCCGACTGGAGACGAGTCCTCAATGAGTGTCAGCGATACTCCGTGGCTGGAAAGATTGATTCGGGGATCCTTGCGTCGTTTGGGGATATCGCAGTAAATGATCTGGTCAAGAATCTTAAGGAGAAAAACTTTACGGAGGTTCGTAAGTGGATCGTTTCTAATTTGGACAATGATCCTAACGTACTTCTGCGTCGTGCTTACGATGCTCTTTACGAAGTTCTGGACGGTCCTAGCATTGCTGCTGCTGTCCTCATTGTTGCTAAGTATCAGTATCAGTCTGCCTTCGTTGCCGACCAAGAGATTAATCTTCTGGCGGCGATGACTGAAATTATGGTGGAGTGTGAATTCAAGTGACTGAGAACGAACTAGAAGAACTCAGATATGATGTAGCACATTATCTACTCAGTAAAATGAGTAAGGGTTCTCAGTTTCAATATGCCCTAGATCGTATGATTCAACTCTGTAATCACTATGATGAAGAAGGGTTGAAAGAGATTCTTTCTGAATCAAAACCAGATATGAAAAACCATCTTAAAAAGAAAAAAAATAAAGGCGGAGGATTTTTATGATTGAACTTTTGACACAAACCCAATTTACCTGGGCTGCTAATCATACGATTGCAGAATTTCTTGCTGGGTATGTATTTGGAGCAGCACTCATCCTTGGAGCACCCGGTGTGTTCTTCTTTGTCGTGTTCAATGCAGCACTGCAAAGGACTAAGGGAGCACAGATTGGATATAAGGACTATAAAGATTACGGTCCTTCTTCTACTTATGAGAATGGTAAGATGGCAGATCAGAAACCTTATAAGCACTACATCAGGGCAGCAGTACAATGAGTAAAATCTTAGGTTACTGGGAACAACTCAAAGATATTGCAAATGCCCTTGGTGGAGAACTGAAAATTGTTTACACAAAAAACAGTTACGGAAAAGAAACAAAACAAATTATTATTGAATACGAAACGGAGAACTCAAAATGAATGTAAAACTGTTACGCATCAGCACTGGCGAAGAAATCGTTGCTGAGATTGTTGAAGAGAACGCCGCAAGTGTCACTGTAAGGAATGGACTAGTCTGTATTCCTCAACAGCAGAGTGTTGGATTTATTCCTTGGGCAACCGTGGTTGACAAGATGGAACCTGAGATTCAAGTCTCAAAGAACTTCATTGTTTATATCGCAGCAGTTGACCCCACTGTAAAAAACAAGTATAGTGAAATGTTCGGTGGTATCACCACTCCTGAAAAGAAACTCATTCTGTGATGAAGTCCTACAAGACACCCTTGAGATATCCAGGTGGCAAGTCTCGTGCTTGTCAAAAGATGGATGTGTATTTCCCTGACCTAAGGGAGTACAAAGAATATCATGAACCATTTCTTGGTGGTGGCAGTGTCGCCATTCATGTCACTAAGAAGTATCCACATCTTGACATTTGGGTGAATGACTTATATGAACCTCTATATAACTTTTGGAGAGTTCTACAAGACTCTGGTGCTGAACTCGCTGAGCAAATTGGCGAACTAAAGTCACAGCATCCCGAACCAGGATCTGCTAAGGATCTATTCTTGAAGTCCAAGGAGACTGTAAATGATTATAATGAATCGGATACATCTCGCGCAGTTGCTTTTTATATTGTTAACAAGTGTAGTTTTAGTGGTCTCACTGAATCCTCCTCATTCAGCAAACAAGCAAGTGTCTCCAACTTCTCAGTGCGAGGCATCGAGAAACTTCCAGGATACTCTCAACTAATCAAAGATTGGAAAATTACTAACCTCAGTTATGAACAACTCCTTACTGACAACAAACAGTGCTTTACCTACCTTGATCCCCCCTACGACATACGAGATAATCTATATGGAAGGAAAGGGAGTATGCATAACGGATTCAACCACGACGATTTTGCTACCGATTGTGATCGGTTTATTGGTCCTCAACTCATATCTTACAATTCGTCTCAGTTGGTTAAAGAAAGGTTCCAAGGGTGGGAAGTAGGAGAGTTTGATCTTACATATACAATGAGATCAGTAGGCGAATATATGCGCGAGCAAAAAGAACGAAAGGAACTTTTATTGTTTAATTATGACAAACCCCAATCAGTTGTATGAGGATATGGCAAAACTCAATGCACTCTATGAAGAGTTGCTTTGGGGTCATGAAGATGTTCTTGAGTTCGTAGCAGACTACGAGAATGATAGAATTATTATCAGGAACAAAACGAAGGAAGGATGAGAAAATTAGGACGCATTTGGAAATATAGTCTAGGTAGTTTTTCTGATGACAAAACCCACAGATATGACAACTACGTGGTTCTGGTACGGACTGCTATATTCTTTTCTTATCTCATTACTAATTGTTTTATTATTGCAGGAGTGATTCGACATTGGAACTAAAAGATTGGTTGAATTCCATCAACATTAACAAGAGGGATCTTCGCCTGGAAGATCCTGATGCAAAGTATCCAGCATATATTGTGAACCGCTGTTTGTCCGGTCAATTGGACACAGTTCTGTATGCAAATGAAATGAACTTAAACTCACACTTAGACCCTAACCTCCAGTATTCTTTTATGCTAAATAGTGTGAGGAAACGGAAAAGATTCTCTCCGTGGCTCCGCAAGGACGAGATCAGAGATTTAGATTATGTGAAACGTTACTATGGATATAGTAACGAAAAAGCAAAACAGGCTCTGAGCATTCTTACCAAACAACAATTGTCATTCATTAAATCTAAATTTGAAACTGGAGGAAAAAGATGATTCAGGAACCTGAAGTTCGTTGGTCAGCAGACCAGATGATTGAAGTTACGTTGAATGAACCTGACGACTTTTTAAAGGTTCGTGAAACTCTGACACGTATCGGGGTCGCATCCCGTAAAGAGAAAAAGATTTATCAGTCCTGCCATATTCTGCATAAGCAGGGACGGTATTACATTGTACACTTTAAAGAACTGTTTGCCTTGGATGGTAAGCATGCAAATCTGACAGTGAATGATGTTCAGAGACGCAACAGGATTATTCAACTGCTTTGTGACTGGGGTCTGGTTAGTGTTATTGAACCAGAGAAGGTTACAGATATTGCACCCTTGAATCAAATCAAGGTGCTGGCATATAAAGAAAAGCACGAGTGGGTGCTTGAAACCAAGTATAATATTGGCAAGAAGAAAAAAGTAGAAGGAACCGAATAAAAATTGTAGGGGATTCCACATCCCCTTTTTTTATGTTTCATGCTTAAATATACGTGTAGGAGGAAGAGGTTTCTAGAACCCCTTCTACGCCAAAGATCGCCTTCGGGGATCACACAATCTAATCTCGCTTTAAAAGGAGAAGTACAATGGTCAACATTCAGAAGTTTCACTCTGCCGATTTAAATTCTTTGGTGGATCGTATAAATAAGTACAGTATCGGTATGGATGATATATTTGATAGATTATCCCATGTCAATGAAACACAGGGAAACTATCCTCCATACAACCTAGTTCAAGTCAGTAATACAGAATCAAGACTTGAATTAGCACTTGCTGGATTTAAACAAAAAGAAGTAAATGTCTACACACAAGACGGAAAATTATTTGTCGAAGGAACTAAAGACCAACCAAAAGAAGAACCGACATACTACCACAGAGGAATGGCTCAAAGATCTTTCACCAGATCTTGGACACTCGGTGATGAAACGGAAGTTAGATCAGTTACTTTTGAGAATGGGTTACTAACAGTTGAGTTAGGGAAAGTAGTACCAGAGCATCACCAGAGAAAGAACTGGTTCTAAATAGTTGCGGCTACCTTGTTAAATATCGTCGCCTGCGGAGGGGAACTGGCAAAATCCAGTTGCGTCCCCTCCTTTTTCATGCTATACTACCTGAAGGAAAATACTGATCTATGAGCGTACAAATTGCACTACTGAAGTCCGGTGAGGAAGTCATCGCAGACATTAAGGAGTTTCGTGACTCTGATGATAATCTAGTATCATATTTTTTTGGTGACCCCCACTGCATTAGGATTAAAACCCAGGAGGTTCTTCTTGAAGCAGAAGATGCTCCACCGAAACACGAACTAATTTTTTACAAGTGGATGGGTCTATCTAAGGATAAGGATATCATTGTAAATAAAGATTGGGTGGTTTGCATTGCTGACCCACTTGATTCAATTGTAGAATCTTACGGAAAGAGAAATGGAAGAAACGAATCTAGCGACAGACGAGATGATGTTGCCACCGGATCAACCAACGGAACCGGAACCCCCGACAGTACAGGTACTTTGCTTAACGAACAAGCTACTTTTACTGAGCAAGATTGAGGAAGTTCTTGCAGATATCGGACAACCCGATTGCAAACTGACTAAACCCTGTCTGGTTGATAACGGAGAACTCACACCTTGGTTAACTGATGTATCAGATGACGAGGTGGTTATGATGAGTTCTGATAAAATATTGACAATGGTTACACCGAACCAAAAACTACTTGATGAATACGAATCACTGACTAAATGAGATTTTACACTAATGTCTATCAGCGATTCAATGAAATGCTGGTACGTGGATATGAAGACGGTAAGCACTTCTCTTACCGGGAAGAGTTTTACCCTACATTCTTTGTGCCGTCGAAGAGGGAATCAAACTATAAGACACTTGACGGCAAGTCTGTAGAACCAATCAAACCCGGTAAGATCTCAGACTGTAAAGAGTTTGTAGAGAAGTACAAGGATGTAGAAGGGTTTGATGTATATGGTAATGACCGATATGTTGCCCAGTATATTTCAGAGAAGTATCCTGAGGATGAGATCAAGTTTGATATTTCAAAGATTGGACTCTACACAATTGACATTGAGGTTGCTGCTGAAGAAGGTTTCCCTGACGTGTTTAACGTTGCAGAGGAACTTCTTGCTATCACATTGCAGGATGCTGCTACTAAGCACATCACCTGCTTTGCCTCACGTCCATTCAACAATACACGCAAGGATGTCACCTTCGTGCTGTGCCATGACGAGTTCGACCTAATCAATAAGTTCCTAGACTGGTGGCAGGTAACCGCCCCTGACGTGATCACAGGGTGGAACTGTGAACTGTATGATATCCCCTACATCGTTGGTCGTATCGGTCGTCTGATGGGCGAGAAGGTAGTCAAGAAACTCTCTCCTTGGGGCAATGTCCGAACCCGTGAGATCCAGAACCACGGTCGCACAGCACTGGTCTGTGAGATGGCAGGCATCACTGTGATTGACTACCTTGACTTGTACAAGAAGTTTACCTATACTAATCAAGAATCGTATCGACTGGACCACATTGCATTTGTGGAACTAGGGCAGCGTAAGTTGGACCACTCGGAGTTTGATACCTTCCGTGATTTTTATACAGGCAACTGGCAGAAGTTCATTGAATACAACATTATTGACGTGGAACTTGTTGACCGATTGGAAGACAAGATGAAACTGATTGAGTTGGCATTGACTATGGCATATGACGCCAAGGTAAATTACAACGATGTGTTTTTTCAGGTTCGTACTTGGGATGCAATTATCTATAACTACTTAAAGAGGAACAATATTGTTATCCCTCCAAAAGAGCGATCTGAAAAAGATTCACAATACGCAGGTGCCTATGTTAAGGAACCGATTCCAGGAAAGTATGATTGGGTTGTGTCTTTTGACCTTAACAGTCTCTACCCTCATCTTATTATGCAGTACAACATCTCGCCAGAGACATTACAGGACACCCGGCACCCCTCAACTACAGTTAATAAGATACTTAATCAGGAAATAACCTTTGAGATGTATAAGGATTATGCGGTATGCGCCAATGGTGCAATGTACCGTAAGGACATCAAAGGTTTCCTACCACAGTTGATGGAGAAGATGTACGGTGACCGTGTGATCTTCAAGAAAAAGATGCTTGCTGCGAAACAACAATATGAGAAGACTCCTACTAAAGCACTTGAAAAGGAAATTGCCAGGTGCAACAACATCCAAATGGCAAAGAAGATTTCTCTTAACTCTGCTTATGGTGCTATTGGTAATCAATACTTCAGGTATTTCAAACTAGCAAACGCAGAAGCAATTACTCTGTCCGGTCAGGTGTCTATCCGCTGGATTGAGAATAAGATGAATGAGAAACTGAACAAAATCCTCAAGACGGAGAATACTGATTATGTTATTGCTTCAGATACTGATTCCATTTATCTTAATCTGGGTCCTTTTGTTGACTGGGTATTCAAAGAAAGAGAGAAAGATCCTGAGGTCATTGTCAACTTCCTTAATAAGGTCTGTGAAGTGGAATTTGAACCTTATATTGAAAGTTCTTACCAAGCGTTGGCCGACTACGTAAATGCTTATGACCAGAAGATGCAGATGAAGCGAGAGAATATCGCTGACCGTGGTATCTGGACTGCTAAAAAGCGATACATCCTGAACGTCTGGGATAGTGAAGGTGTGCGATATGCAGAACCCAAACTCAAGATCATGGGTATTGAAGCAGTCAAGTCATCAACACCTGCCCCCTGTCGTCAGATGATCAAGGATGGTTTGAAACTGGTGATGAGCGGAACAGAGGATGAGGTGATTGAGTTCATTGAGAACTCCCGTAAAGACTTCCGTAATCTACCACCTGAGGAAGTTGCATTCCCACGTTCAGTTTCTAGTGTGACCAAGTATAAAGGTGCAAATACAATCTATGCAAAGGGAACACCAATGCATTGTCGTGGTGCTCTTCTCTATAACTTCTATATAAAAGAGCGTGGTTTGGATAAGAAGTACGCTCCCATACAAAACGGAGACAAGATTAAGTTCTGCTACCTCAAAAATCCAAACCCGACTAGAGAGAATGTAATATCCTTCATTCAAGACTTTCCCAAAGAACTGGACTTAGAACGATTCGTCGATTATGAGATGCAGTTCAATAAGGCATTCCTTGATCCGCTCAAAGTGATCTTGGATGCCATCGGGTGGTCTGTCGAAAAGAAGGTAAGTTTAGAGAGTTTCTTTTCATGAGTAAATACATTGTTCGCTGGTCCGAACCTGGAGAATTATCTCCCAGACAACACAGCAGATACTTTAACGATGAAACAAATGCAAGATGGTTTGCAAATGAGATGAAAAAGAGTTATAATTGGGTTATCTGCACAGAATCAAAAAACGTAATGGAGTAGAATGGATCTGCCAATCAACGACAAAGAACTGAATACTATTGTAAGTGCTCTTCGCCTCGGTGGAGATGCTGCCCTATATCAAAAGATGGTAAGAATCAAAGAGATTAGGGATGCTAATCCAGGCGGACCTTATAAGAAAATTGCCCGTGAAGAATTTGGATTTGTATTGTAATTATGGATTTATTAAAAGAGATTGTAAAAGAGATCGGAGATGACTACACCCAACTTGCCGCAGACATCGACGACAAAGAACAGTATGTGGACACGGGTTCGTACATTTTTAACGGACTTGTTTCAGGGTCTATATTTGGTGGTGTATCTGGGAATAAGATTACTGCCATTGCTGGCGAGTCTAGTACTGGAAAAACTTTCTTCTCGCTTGCGGTTGTCAAGAATTTCCTGGATTCTAATCCTGATGGGTATTGCCTATATTTCGATTCTGAAGCGGCTGTTAATAAGAGTCTACTTGCAAGTAGAGGGATTGACCTTGCCCGAGTGGTTGTCGTCAATGTCGTAACCATTGAAGACTTCCGCCAGAAGGCACTGAAAGCAGTAGACATTTATCTGAAAAAACCCACAGAAGATCGCAGTCCATGCATGTTCGTGCTAGACTCTTTAGGAATGCTTTCCACAGAGAAAGAGATCACCGACGCACTGAACGAAAAACAAGTTCGTGACATGACCAAATCCCAATTGGTTAAAGGTGCATTCCGCATGCTCACTCTGAAACTGGGACAAGCAAACATTCCACTTCTAGTAACCAACCACACCTACGATGTCATTGGATCATACGTTCCCACCAAAGAAATGGGCGGAGGCAGCGGCCTCAAATATGCAGCGTCTACGATCATTTATCTCAGCAAAAAGAAAGAAAAGGATGGAACAGAAGTCGTTGGCAATCTTATTAAAGCTAAAACAGCAAAGTCGCGTCTAAGCAAGGAGAACAAGGATGTTACAGTGCGCCTTTATTACGATGAGCGTGGTCTTGATCGATATTACGGTCTTCTTGAACTCGGTGAAATTGGCGGACTTTGGAAAAACGTTGCTGGTCGATATGAGATAGACGGCAAGAAAGTCTATGCTAAGGCAATCTTGAAAGACCCTGAAACATACTTCACACCAGAAGTAATGCAGAAACTTGATGAGATTGCGAAGCAAGAATTTAGTTATGGTTCTACTTAATGATTTTGTTCGTGTCTATGATGATGCATTAGATGAAGAGACCTGTGACTTTCTCATAGGTTTCTTCGATCAGAATTCAGATAAACACCAACGCATTGATGAAGATAGCAAACCATCCTTTACACAGTTAAATCTCACAGCACACTCTAAGGAAATCAGTCACATACACAATCTCTTGATTGCAAAGACATTTGAGTATCGAAATGATTACTATGAGTTTGTAGATAAAAGAGTTTTTCCAGAGTCACATGCCTTTGAACAATATCGTATCAAGAGGTATGAACCTGATGGAAAAGATATGTTTGATACTCATGTAGATGTGAAGACCCACGCATCTGCACGGAGGTTTTTGGCATTTCTATGGTATCTAAATGATGTACCTAATGAAGGTAATACTGTGTTCAATGGTTTGACAATTGAACCTAAGAAGGGTAAACTGGTTATCTTCCCTCCCTTGTGGATGTTCCCACATAGGGGTGATCCAGTGGTTGAATGTCCAAAGTACATTCTAAGTACGTATCTACATTATAAGTAATGGAACGAATTGAGTCTACAGTCATACAAAACCTAGTCTTCAATGAGGACTTCTCCCGTAAGGTTCTACCATTTGTGCGGGAAGAATACTTTGAGAACTATCACGAGAAGATTATCTTCACTGAGATATCAAAGTTCATTGCAAAATACAATACGCTTCCGACAACTGCTGCACTCATGATTGAGGTTGAGAATCGAACTGACCTAAATGATGAAGTATATAAACAGACTGTTGAATCTCTTTCTGCACTAGAGCATGTTCCTAATGACAAGCAATGGTTGATTGATACTGCTGAAAAGTGGTGTCGTGATCGTGCAATCTATCTTGCACTCGTAGAGTCAATCAGTATTGCAGATGGTGGAGAAGACCAGAAGAAAGGTAGAGATGCTATCCCATCAATCCTTTCTGATGCTTTAGCAGTCTCCTTTGATAATCACGTTGGACACGATTATCTGAATGATTACGAAGAAAGATACGACTTCTACCATCAAACTGAGGAGAAGATTCCTTTTGACTTGGACTTCTTCAACAAGATCACAAAGGGTGGTCTTTGTAATAAGTCTCTCAATATTGCTCTTGCAGGCACTGGCGTGGGTAAGTCTCTCTTTATGTGCCATGTTGCCTCTGCTTGCCTTTTACAGAATAAGAATGTTCTGTACATTACGATGGAGATGGCTGAGGAAAAGATTGCCGAAAGGATAGATGCTAACCTGTTGAACGTAAACATCCAGGAGATTGCAGATCTGCCACGTCAGATGTTCGAGACAAAAGTTTCAAACATTTGTAAAAAAACACAGGGGTCATTGATAATTAAAGAATATCCAACAGCGAGTGCCCATAGTGGACATTTCAAGGCACTTCTTAATGAACTTGCACTTAAGAAGTCATTTAGACCTGATATTATTTTCATTGATTACCTTAATATATGTGCTTCCTCGCGATATCGCGCAGGCAGCAATGTCAATTCATATACAACTATTAAGTCTATTGCAGAAGAACTTAGAGGGTTGGCTTGTGAAGCAAACGTCCCTATCATTTCTGCCACGCAGACCACTCGTTCTGGTTATGGTAGCTCTGATGTTGAGCTTACTGATACAAGTGAGTCCTTTGGTCTCCCTGCTACTGCTGATCTTATGTTTGCCCTTATTAGCACAGATGAGCTTGAAGAACTCGGACAAATTATGGTGAAGCAGTTGAAGAATCGATACAATGATCTGTCTATCAATAAGAGATTTGTAATCGGTATCGACCGTGCCAAGATGCGTCTGTATGATTGTGAGCAGTCTGCACAGCATGACATCCTTGACAGCGGACAAGAAGAGGAGTATAATAATGAAGAAAGAACCACTAAGAAATTCGCATCTCTTAAATTCTAATATGACTAAATCTGTTGACTTTGAAAAGTACCAAGAGTTCGTTAACGCAGTAACCTCTGATGCTTCTACTGATTTTCTTGCTTTGTCTGACCGTCTTGTTCAACTGGATGAGAAGGGTGCAAACATTGAAAGACTCTTGACTGCTGGTGTTGGTATTAATGCCGAGGGCGGTGAGTTTCTTGAAATTATCAAGAAGATGATTTTCCAAGGCAAACCCTTCAGTCCTGAGAACAAGGAACACATGGTTATTGAACTCGGTGACCTGATGTGGTATGTTGCACAGGCATGCATGGCACTTGAAGTTTCCTTTGACGAGGTTGTTGCTCGTAATGTAAAGAAACTGGAAGCACGTTATCCTGGTGGTGCATTTGATGTATACTATTCAGAGAACCGTGCAGAGGGTGATCTGTGAATAAAGATGCTGATATTCGTAATATCGATGTCAGCAGCAATGCTGATGATGGCACTGGGAGTGATACTAATCGACCCCCAGAAACCATGAATGATTTACTTAAAGACATTGGTGAGTTGGAAGCAACTGCACCTGATTATGGAGTTGGAAAATGAGTTGTAACAAAGACATTAATCTTACATTAAACGTTCATGATGCAGCAGCAGTTCGACAAGAACTGTTTCGCACTACAAAGCAAGATAGTTATGAGTTTCCTGGACAGAGGACTCAATCAATCCGTAGGGTAATCGTTGCATTGGATGAGCAGATTGAAGAAGCACTGAAGGATGACTGACCGCGAGATCAGAAAAGATGCTAAGAATTATAGGTTCGGTGGATTTCCAGTAACTCCAACGAACCTTCTTATTTTGATCAGTAATCTTGAGGGTACATATCAAGAACTCAAGTATATGGGATTCAAGGAAGATATGGACACCCTTAAAGAAATGAAAAAGGGATACTACAAACTGTATTTTAAAAAGAACAAAGAGGAGAAACTAAAAAATGAAAATTCTAACACTTGAAGATTACCAAAAGGCAGGCGAAACATTCTGGCCAAAGTATTGGTATGTTGCTAAGGAACTTGGTGAAGATGCAAAACCAGAAGACGTTATCAAGGTGATGGAAGCAGTCGGTGCTGTTGCATTGAAACTTGCATTGGAAGAAAAAGAAGGACCATTTGGATTTAACAAAAAGGACGACGCTGAAAAATTATAAATACTTACTAAGAAATAGTATAGTCTCAAGATGAACTTACAAGGTATTGCTGAAGCATATAGTCAGGTACATGAGAAGAAAGACCCTTCTTATCTTGAGACTGATATGAAAAAGCGTCAGAAAAATAATGAAAAAGCGCGTAAAGATATGAAGAAGATGGGTTCTATGAGTAACCCACACTTTGGAGATGGTCCAACAGGTAGTATGTCCTCTGAGGAAATGAGTGCTGATGAGAAGAGCATGAAGAAGTTCCAGGAACTTCAAAAGAATGTAGATCAGAAGAAGAAAAATATCAGAGGTAATGATTCCGCCGAGCAGAAGGCACGTCTTGAGAAGAAGCGCGGAATGAAACTTGATGACCATCCTCAGTTCAAGAAAGAGGAAGTCAGTGGTATTGCTGCTGCATACCAGGCAGTTTATAACAAAGTAGAAGAAGAAGTAGAAGATATTGAAGAAGCAGATTCATTAGCAGCAATGGCGGCACGTCGTGAAAAGCGTCTTGCTGCACAGAGAAAGCGTGAAGGCACTACCGCATCTGGAAGAGACTTTGGTCACGACTATTCACTGTCTGATAAACAACAAAAAGCAAGAAGAGATGCTGAGTTTAAGGCAGGAATGAAGAAAGAAGAAGTAGAGCAGGTTGCTGAAGCAGATTCATTAGCAGCAATGGCGGCACGTCGTGAGAAGCGTCTTAAGGCACAGAGAAAGAAAATGGGCACTAGTGCTACCGGTCAAGACTTCGGTCATGACTATAGCCTTACTGCTGCCGAGCGTAAGAAGAGACAAGACAAAGAATTTGATGCTTTCATTGGTAGAGGAAAGAAGAAGACCAACGAAGAAGTAGAAGCAGTTGATGAAGGACTGACTGGTGTAAGAGCAGACCGTGCCCGTCAGATGCAGGATTCTGATACCAAGTCAAAGGGTGGAAAGAGAACTCCTGCTGACCGTGACACTGCTTTCAGACTCGGAACTGGCACTGCTGAAAAAGGTACGAGAAAAGTAGGTGGTAGAGGTGGCGATGAATATGGTGATCGTGGTAGAGGTAATGCTGCCAAGCGCCGTATGACGACGGAAGAACTGGAAGGTAATCCAGTTTATGAAGCAACCAAGAAAGACATCAAAGAATTTGTTGGTGCTATGCTTGGTAACGCAGCAAAGGGTGCGGCAATGGGAGCAGTGAATTCTGCTGGTAAAGCACTTGCCACTCCTGTAGGTGCAGGACTTATTGCTGGAACTGCGGGTGCTGTTACTGGTGGAAAGAAAAAAATTAAGAGATCAGTAGCAACTGGTGCTGGTGCAGCTGCTGGTGCTGCACTTGGTGGATTGCCTGGTGCTGTAATCGGTGGTATTGCTGGTCGCGCACTTTCGTGATATAATCACCACTAAATATAGTATACTGGTATCGTAAGGAAACCTTTACAGAGTTATGAAAAAGTTCAGTCAGTTCCTTTCCGAAGCAGGAGAAACGACTGTATCCTCTCAGGCCCGCAAAATGGGTCTGAAAGGAGACGGACATGGTGGATGGTATGATCAACAGGGCAAGTTCAAAGCAAAAACTGTTGATGGCAAGTTAAAGGTTTTCTCAGGACGTGAAGCAAAGGCAGAAGAAGAGAAACAAAATAAAAAGAAAGCAGCGGCAGACAACGTAAGGAGTGCTGCTAAGACTCCTGCTGCAACTCCTGCACAGAAGAAGCAACCTGCACAGCAACAACAAAAGCAAGCAACGAAACCAGCACCAGAAGCAGAGACAGAAAGTGAAGAGTCCACTTCTACTGGCGCTGTGATTGTATTCGGTCGTTTTAATCCTCCAACGATTGGACACGAGAAACTGTTGAAAGCAGCAGCAACTCAGGCAAAGAGAGAGGATGCAGATTTAGCAATCTATCCTAGTAGAACTCAGGATAAGAAAAAGAATCCACTTGATCCCAAGACCAAGATTGGATTCATGAAGACGATGTTCCCAGACTATCAGGAGAGCATCTTTGATGATAATAATGCAAAAACTATCTTTGATGTTCTGTCTGCTAAGTATGCAGTTGGATATAAGAGTGTAACCATTATGGTTGGTCAAGATCGTCTTGCAGAGTTCCAAGGTCTTGCTCAGAAATATAATGGTTCTGATCTGTATTCTTTTGATGAGATTAAGGTTGTCTCTGCTGGTGCTCGTGACCCTGATGCAGATGACGTATCAGGAATGTCTGCATCTAAACTAAGAGCACATGCTGTCGAAAATGATTTCAATGCATTCTCTAAGGGTGTTCCCAATAAGATGACGGTCATCCAGAAGAAAGAGATGTTCAATGCTGTTCGTAAATCTATGAACATCAAAGAAGAACTGTGGCAGATCGCACCTAAATTTGACCCTGAGTCATTGCGTGAGTCATATGTCAAAGGAAAGATTTTTAAAATCGGTGATATTGTAGAGAACTTGAACACTGGTTTGGTTGGTCAAGTCAACCGCCGTGGAACCAACTATATCATCTGTGTGACAGAGAACGGTATCATGTTCAAGTCTTGGTTGAGGGATATCAAAGAGTATACCGAAGTCAAGATGGACAGTATGATGAGAGATAAGAAGCATCCAAATACTTTGGTAGGGACTAGTGGATTCTTGAAGTATGTTCAGAGCATGACCCCAGGAGCAATGCTCAATAAACGCTATGTAGTAAAGGTAGGTAAAAAGTAATATAAATAATTTCAACTCCTTGTTTTTTGGCGGAAATGAAGTCCTGGAAAGAATTTGCTCAAGATTTAGAAGAGAAGAAGCAACTTGATCCCGTAGGTCAAGAAGACGGCGACATCGATAATGATGGCGACGAAGATGAGACCGATAGTTATCTGGCAAAGCGTCGTAAGACTATCGGTAAGGCAATCGCTAAGAGCAAGGGTAAGAAATGACTCCCGAGAAGAAAGAAGCCGTACAGAAGGCACTTGACGACACGATGACCGTCAGTCAAGCAAGGCAACGCAAACTTGATCTCAGGGCAAAGGAGTTAGAGATTCGTCAAGGAACTCTAGATCGTAAGAAGAAGAATGATGCTGCCGCCCAAGAGCGGAGAGATGCTGCTGCCAAGAAGAAGGAGAGTAATGCAGTAACTGATGCTATTAGTCGTCGTAAGAAAAAGAAAGCAGATATAGAAGCAAAGAAATTAGAGAAAATCAAGGGTATCGCTGCTAAGAGAAAAGCAGGTGTTGATAAGAGTCTTTCCCGTGCGAAACAAGTATCAAAGACAGGAAGAAGTTCTGAGACAATTCAGGGTGCCGGTGAGACTGCCGATGGCGATGCAACAGCACAAACCAAGATGATGAAGGGTGCTGCCAGTGCTGGTCTTGCCGCTGCAAGAACAGGATTTAATCTTGCCAAAGCAGGAGCAAAGGCACTTGGATCTGCTCCTTCGAGAATGAAGGCAGGTTCATTACAGCGTAAAGCAGATAGAAAGCAGAAGAAAATTGATGATCGTAATGAAAAACTAGTTGCTGCACAAGACAAGAAGGTTAGTGACAGACTCAATCGTAGAAGAATGAGTAAGGTCAAGAGCAAGGTTGAGAAACTCAATCCCTTTCGTAGTAAGTCTAGTGGCAGTGATTCTACTGATACTGCTGCAGAAAAACGATCTGCCGCAAAGGAAAGAAATGATTCTGCAAAAACAAAGTCTGCATCAAAGGTAATAGAAAAACCCAAAGCATTAAGTCCTGCTAAACCCACTAAGAAATCTGCCGCTGGCGATCCTCTGGCAAAGGCAGCACCTAATGTCAAAAAACCAACTGCTCCCACTAAAGCATCTGCTGCTAAGGATCCTCTGGCAAGAGCATCTTCAAACAAACCAGTAAGACCTGCTCGTAGAGCACTGCCACCAGCAGGTGGAGTTAACAAACCAACTACACAAGCAAAACCATCAGCAGCAGGTAAAATGTCTGACGCAGAGAGAGCACGAAAGGATCCTAAGTTTAGAAGAGAGTTGATTGCTAAGAGAAACAAAGGTATGAACGAAGAGTTCTATCAGTATCTCATGGAAATTGAGAGAATGGAGAAGAAGACTGATAAGGTCATCGACATCATGAAGGGTAAGAACAAGATTGAAATCTCTCCAAAGGTTAGTGAAGAAGTTACTGGTGGTATCCTGATTCAAGATGCTGAAGATTACAAACCACTTGAGATTGAAACTGTTGACGTAATCAAAGCAGAACCACTCCAAGAATACAGTGCTCTGGTCAGACAGGGTATCAAAGTTGGCGGTAAGAAAGGTGGCAGAGCAGTTCAGGCAGGTGAAAAGGCAGCAATTGCCAAGGGTCAAAAGATGAAGGCAGACGCTGCAAAAGGTTCAGCAGAAGCAGGTAAAGGTGAAAAGATTGGTGCTGCTGTAGGCGGAACCCTTGGTAGTGCTGCTGGATTTTTAGTTCCAGATGGTCCTGCAATGGTTGCTGGTGAAATCGCTGGCGGTATTGCTGGTTCTAAGATTGGTGGCGCAATCGGTAAAAAATTCGACAAGAAACCTCCCATGAAAGAAGAAGCATCTGATGCAATGAAGGATCGTCGCATGGAACGTGGCGGTGTTGGTGGTAATATTGATTACAGCAAACCACCTGCTGCACCAAATACATTTGGTAAAAAGAAACCAAAGAAAGGTGGTCCATCTGCAATGGATATTGTAAAGTCACAAATCCGTGCAAAGTATGGAGATAAAGCAATCGTGGACACCAAGAAAACTAAGAAAGAAAGTTTCTCTGATTGGAGACGTGATCTTGATATTCAAGAGTTTATTAAATTCACTGATGCTGCCAAGCGTAGGGCAGAGTACAGAAAGAACTCTCCTACCGGTGGTGATTATACTAAGTGGAAACCAGGTGTAGATGTTCCTTTTGTTGATAATGATCTTAAACTTGAACCATTCAAGGCAGGTTCGCATAAAAATCCACTCACCTATAAAGGTCAGGATGTAACTGCTGACATGGCAAAGGATTATGCAGGCAAAAAACTAAGTCAGGCAGGCGATGCGGTTAAGGGTGCCGCTAAGTCAGTAGCGGATTATGCAACGAAGAATCCTGGTAAGGCAGCTGCTATTGGGGCAGGTGTCGTTGGTGCCGGACTCCTTGCCAAGAAAGTTCTTGGTGGTGATAAGAAGAAAGAACAGCAAGAACATAGTGCTTGGCGTTCTGAACTAAATTATGTTGAGGAAGGTGAAGGTAAAAAGGATGCTTGCTACCACAAAGTGAAGGCATCTGCTAAAGTGTGGCCAAGTGCATATGCTTCTGGTCGTCTTGTCCAGTGCCGTAAGAAAGGTGCTGCTAACTACGGAAACTCTAAAAAGGACTGACTATCATGGATACCGAGATTGTAAAAGAGGACTTACGTAAGTGGTTCAAAGATGGTGGTTGGAACCGATACAACACCAAAGGTGAGAAGGTGGGTAAATGTGCCCGCGAGGATAAGGATGGTGATGGCAAGGCAGATGGTCCAAAACCAAAATGTCTTCCTGCATCCAAGGCAGCAAGTCTCGGTAAGAAAAAAGTAGCAGCAGCAGTCAAGAGAAAAAGAGCAGAAGATCCCAATCCCGATAGAACAGGAGCAGCAAAGAACGTGAAAACAGAAGAAGTTCAACAGTTCATGGAGAAGTGCTGGAAGGGGTATGAGAAAAAAGGTATGAAGACTATGTTTGGTAAGAGATATCCAAACTGTGTCAAAAAAGAAGAAGTCGAACAGATTGATGAACTTATTAATCCTAAAATCAATCTTCCTTTTAGTGGAGATAAGATAGTCCATAGTGGCGGTTTTGGATCTACTCTAGGAGGTGCTGCAGCAGCAGGACTTGGAGCAGCAACTGCTTATGGTCTGAGTCAACTGAATAAAAAGAAAAAGAAAAAAGAGGTCAAAAAAGAATCATTCCAATCTTTTAATGAGAAGGCAATGAAATGCTGGGACACCCATAAAAAAGTTGGAATGAAGATGAAAGGTGGTAAACTGGTAAACGACTGCCGCCCAAAGAATGAGGAAGTCGAAGTAGAAGAGAGTCACAAGAATCCTGAGAGTGTAAAAGGTATTGCCAAAGAATTAGATAAGGCAGTCGAAATGCACAAGAGTCAGGCAAAGAGACTTAGAAAAGCGGGTGTATCTGAGGCAGCAGCATGGACAAAAAAGGAAGGTAAAAATGAAAAAGGTGGACTTAATGAAAAAGGTAGGAAGTCGTATGAACGTGAAAACCCAGGAAGCGATCTTAAGAGACCTTCAAAGAAAGTTGGGAACAAGCGTAGAGCGTCTTTTTGCGCGAGAATGAAGGGCATGCGTAAGCGTCAGAAACCATCTAATAATACTGGCGAAGACCGTCTGTCTAAATCACTTAGAGCGTGGAACTGTTAATTAATTTTTAAGGTTGTTATGACTACTAAAGATCAAAAGCGTAGAGATGCGTTGGGGTTATTTTATGAGAGCGTATTGAAACCCGACCCTAAACTTAGGAACTGTGCTCACAATCAAGAGTGCTATCATGAGTTGATGGAGTGGCGAGAAGAAATCATTAGATATCTGGATGAGCGTAGAAACAAAGAGTTTCACTAAATAAGCCAGTTATCATAGATAAAATTATGCTGTCATTTCTATTACCCCTCGCATCAAAGATTATTTCTGATGCCGTAAACAAGATTCCTGAGAACGAGGAATTGGGCGAAAAACTTATTGATGTATGTCTGGTTATCCTTGGTAAAGCAGTGAAACTTACCAAGACCGATATGGACGATAAACTTCTGGAACAGGTATCAGCAGCAATCAAAGCTCGCTGATTTATAGGAGACCAAAAGTACGGTCTCCTTTTTTTATAAATATCAATATATCACAAAGGATTAAAGGAGAGTTAGTAATGTCTCTTTGGGGAACAAAAGACACAGTATACTCAACGGGTAACGTCAATCTTGACGTTTCTACCGGAGTAGTCACGAAGCAAAGTGGCAGTATTGATTTCGCATCAAACGTAGAAGCGGGTCAGATTATCACCATCGACGGAACTGCTGAAGGTGTAATTGAGAGCGTCGATAGTGCTACTCAACTTACCATTGGTACTGAGTATCTGCCAGCTAGTGACCTTAGCAATAAAACTTACGAGGTTCGTGAGAAACCCAAGTCAACACTGTTCGATTCAAACTACAGTGCTGCTGAAATCTTTGGTGTAGACACCACTGAACAATCAGTTGCTCGTGACGCCGGTTCGCAATATAGACCTGCTCATGCTGGTTGGGTTGGAATTAGTTCTTATACCGACCAACATGGTAACACCAGAGTCAAGACTGAAGTTTTAGTTGCTGGAAGCAGCATCTCTGCTGATGCCGGTGACGATCAACAACTGCCAGATAGCTGATAACTAATTTGATTTAATATGCGATTTGATGAACTCAATGAATCGAACTACATAATGTTCGCCATGAAAAATTATGAGAATCCTCAGGCAGTAACGCAAGAGGATTTTTATGATGACATGAAGCGATTTAAGTGGATCAAAAGGTTATTGAATAAGTACAGAAATACAGGAGAGATGAATGTTCCTCTCCTGTTAAATCACTTTATTATTCTCTATAATATTTTTGGTGATGCCACGACACCACTTCTATTTTATCGAATAGATAGTGAATTGTGGACTATCCTTAAAACTTTTATAGTTTACCTTGACCGATTACCAGAATACCCAATCTCATATATTCATAAGATTCCAATCGACTGTGGATGTATGGATATCTTAGATAACTTATGAAAACCTTCTATCAGTTTTACGAAGAAATGATGGCTGCTAATGCCGCTGGCGCTAGTGGTGGTTTTGGTGCTAACTCTCCTGCTGCAGGACCCACTGCTGGTAAAGAAACCCCTATGGGTAAAGTCCAGAAAAGGAAGGTAATCGGTCTTGGTCCTGGATCAAGAAAACGTTGGATGCAGAAAAATGGATGATTCCGGTGTTAATGGTGCTATCATAGAAAGACTTGAAAGAGTTGTAGAATCCTTACAGGATAACTCTGTAAAAATGGGACAACTTCTTGCTGTTCATAATGAAAAGTTAGAAAAACAAGATAGAATAGACGCAGTTCTATTTGAGAAAGTAGAAAGCGTACACAGAGAAGTCAACAGAAGAGCAGACGAGATAAAGAAGGGATGTGAAAGAGACATCCGAAAGATTGACGAACGCCTACGTTTGATGGAAAAGAAGATGTGGACCATTGCTGGTGGTCTAATCGTTATCTCATTCATCGTGAGTGTGCCAGGTCAGAAAGTATTAGGAAACATCTTGACGCCCAACGCTCAACCGGTTATAATAGAACGAGGAAAGTAGTCCCCTTGTAATGAGTTTTGTTGACAGCAAGTATATCGGACTGGTTTCGGTTCGGTTGCAGAAGTTTAGTCGAAAAAAGGAAAACCTTTATACTTTTAGATGCCCATACTGCGGAGACTCGCAGAAGAATAAGAACAAGACCAGGGGTTATATCTACAAGTATAAGAACGACCACAACTTCAAGTGTCACAACTGTGGTGCTTCAAAGAGTTTTACTAACTTTCTGAAGGATCAGGATGTAGGTCTCTATGACCAATATGTAATGGAACGATACAAGTCAGGATTGACTGGTAGAGCATCCAATACACCAGATCCAGTGATCCCGAGTAGCAAACCACACTTTAAGAAGAAAGACTTTGATCTTCAAAGAATTTCTGAACTAAATATTTCTCACCCGGCAAAGATCTACCTTCAAAAAAGACAAATACCAGACAAGTTAATGCGGGAGTTTTACTTCTGCGAGAAGTTCAAACAGTGGACTAATACTCAGAAACAAATGTTTGAGAGTGAAGAGAATGACGAACCTCGGATCATCATTCCACTCAAGGATAAAAAAGGAATCTTCGGGTTCCAGGGACGGGCACTCAACCCCAAGTCCAAACTTAGATACATTACTGTAATGCTGAATGATGAAAGACCAAAGATCTATGGATTGGATAAAGTCGATGCGTCCAAACCTATCTACATCGTCGAAGGACCCTTCGACTCGACGTTCATCAATAATGCGGTTGCAATGTGTGGGTCTGACGTTAGTATTAGGTCGCTTGGTTGGAGCGATTATATTTGGGTTTTTGATAACGAACCACGTAACAAACAAATCTGTGACCGAATCTCCCGAACCATCGACAACGGAGATAAGGTAGTAATCTGGAAACCAGAGATAAAAGAAAAGGATCTCAATGATATGGTCCTTGCGGGACTAGATGTACAAGAAGTGGTACGGTCTAACACCTATCACGGATTAAATGCAAAAGTAAAATTTAACACTTGGAAAAGAGTATGACCAACGGGACAAAAGTTCAAAAGCGTAATGGTTCTGTTGAACCACTGAATTTAGATAAGATTCACATCATGGTAGAGCAAGCATGTGAAGGTCTTGCTGGAGTGTCTGCCTCACAGGTAGAGATTCAATCTGGTATCCAGTTCTATGATGGCATCACTACGGGTGAGATTCAGGAGATTCTTGTAAGGTCTGCTAGTGACCTGATTGACCTGGATACCCCTAACTACCAGTTCGTTGCTGCGAGACTGCTTCTGTTCGGTCTCTACAAGCAGGTATTCGGTTCTGAGTGGAATCAAGGTTTCCCTCATATTCAGGAGCACCTTGTAATCGGTGCCCAAAAGGGAATCTATGATAAGGAACTTGACGAATCATATACTGATGAAGAGTGGGACAAGATTAATTCTTGGATTGACCATGAACGTGATATGACATTCACATACGCTGGATTGCGTCAGGTTGTGGATAAATATCTGGTGCAGGATAGAAGCACTGGTGAGTTGTATGAAACTCCTCAGTACATGTATATGTTGATTTCTGCAACTATATTCGCTAAGTATCCTAAGGATACTAGGTTAGACTACGTACACAGGTACTATAATGCAATCTCCCGACACAAAATCAACATCCCAACGCCAATCATGGCAGGGGTCAGAACGCCCCTTAGACAATTTGCTTCTTGTGTCCTTGTTGATGTTGATGACTCCCTCGATAGTATCTTTAGCAGCGATATGGCTATTGGCAGATATGTTGCACAAAGGGCGGGTATCGGTATCAACGCAGGCAGAATCCGTGGCATCAACAGTAAGATCAGAGGTGGAGAAGTTCAACACACAGGTGTTGTACCATTCCTTAAAAAGTTTGAATCAACTGTCCGGTGTTGTACACAAAATGGAATACGAGGTGGCTCAGCGACTGTCCACTTCCCAATCTGGCACTCCGAAATAGAAGACATCCTGGTTCTTAAGAACAACAAAGGAACCGAAGATAATCGCGTAAGGAAACTTGACTATTCTATTCAACTCTCAAAACTCTTCTACGAACGATTCATCACCAACGGAGAAGTATCCCTTTTCAGTCCTCATGACGTGCCTGGTCTCTATGATGCTTTTGGTACTGATGGGTTCGATGAGCTTTATACACGTTACGAAGCAGATGATTCTGTACCAAGAAAAACTGTCGGAGCTCAGGGACTCTTTCTTGATCTACTGAAGGAGAGAGCAGAGACTGGTCGAATCTATATCATGAACATCGATCACTGTAACACTCACTCATCATTCAAAGACAAGGTTGAGATGAGTAACTTGTGTCAGGAAATCACACTGCCCACCAAACCACTGGAACACATTGATGGTGAAGGTGAGATTGCTCTGTGCATTCTGTCTGCTGTTAACATCGGTAAGATCAATAAACTGACTGAACTAGAAGAACTCTGCGACCTGTCAGTAAGAACTTTGGATGAACTGATTGATTATCAGCAGTATCCTATCACTGCCGCAGAGATTGCTACCAAGAACCGTAGGTCTCTAGGGGTGGGTTACATCGGACTCGCACATTATCTTGCAAAGAACGGACACAAGTACGACTCACAAGATGCGTGGGACGACATCCACAGACTCACAGAGGCGTTCCAATACTACCTTTTGAGGTCTTCTAACAAACTGGCAGAAGAGAAGGGTCCTTGCGGTTATTTCAGTCGCACCAAATATGCTGATGGACTCCTCCCGATTGACACCTACAAGACTGATGTAGATGAAATCTCTAACCCTGGATATGATTATGACTGGGAAGCATTACGACGAGATATTATGGACAAGGGTTTACGGAACTCCACCTTGTCTGCTCAAATGCCATCGGAGAGTAGTTCCGTTGTGTCAAATGCCACAAACGGAATTGAACCGCCTAGAGGGTATCTGTCCATTAAAAAATCGAAGAAAGGTCCACTCAAACAGATTGTTCCGGGTTACCAGCACCTCAAAAACAATTATACGCTTCTGTGGGATATGCCTGACAACACTGGGTATATTAATGTTGTTTCTGTAATGCAAAAGTTCTTCGACCAGGCAATCAGCGGCAACTGGAGTTATAATCCTAAGAACTACGCTGACAATGAGGTTCCTGTCTCTGAAATGGCACAAGATCTTTTGAGAACATACAAGTATGGTTGGAAGACCAGTTACTACCAGAACACCTACGACTTCAAGTCCGATGAGAATGTTGAAGATGTCAAATCCCTAGATATTCTTGTAGGAGAATTAGAAGGTGCGGAGGAAGCAGATTGCGAGAGTTGCACGATTTAAAAATGAACGAATACAAGTTTACTACAAAGGAGAACAAGCATATGGAAGGCATGACCGTCTTCAATGCTCAGAAGGTAGATACCAAGAAGCAACCAATGTTTTTTGGTAAACCCCTCGGAGTCCAGAGGTACGATCAGTACAAGTATCCAGTGTTTGATAAATTGACTCAACAGCAGTTGGGTTACTTCTGGAGACCCGAAGAGGTTTCTCTTCAGAAGGACAGAGCAGATTATGCTAACTTGCGTCCAGAGCAGAAGCACATCTTCACCTCTAACCTCAAATATCAAATCCTGCTTGACTCTGTTCAAGGTCGTGGTCCTAGTATGGCATTCATGCCTTACTGCTCTCTGCCTGAACTAGAAGCATGCATGGAAGTGTGGGGATTTATGGAGATGATCCATAGCCGTTCCTACACCTATATCATCAAAAATGTCTACCCAGATGCCTCTGAGGTCTTCGATAAGATCTTGGATGATGAGAAGATTATTGAACGCGCTAAGAGCGTTACAGAGGCGTATGATGACTTCATTAACGCTGCCCAGCGATGGGGTGCTAGCAATATGTGGAAGGAGTCTTGGGCAGACTCCCCTAACATGTTGGATGAGCGTAAGGAACTGAAGCGTAAACTCTATCGCGCAGTTACCAACGTGAATATCCTTGAGGGTATTCGCTTCTATGTCTCGTTTGCATGTTCGTTTGCATTCGGTGAACTGAAACTTATGGAAGGTTCAGCAAAGATTATCTCACTTATTGCTCGTGATGAAAACCAGCACCTGGTGCTGACTCAGAACATTCTCAACAAATGGAAGCAGGGCGACGATCCAGAGATGGAAGAGATCGCCAGAGAAGAGCAGGAGCATACAATCAATATGTTCCGCAAGACAGTCGATGAAGAAAAAGCATGGGCGGAGTATCTGTTCAAAGACGGATCTATGATCGGTCTGAATGACAAACTGTTACATCAGTATGTCGAATGGATTGCAAACCGTAGAATGAAAGCAATCGGTATTAAACCGATCTATGACATTCCAGCAAAGAACAACCCCCTGCCCTGGACTGAGCACTGGATTTCCTCTAAGGGTCTCCAGGTGGCACCACAGGAGACGGAGGTTGAATCGTACATCGTCGGAGGTATCAAGCAAGATGTCAAAAAAGACTCATTCGCAGGATTCAAACTTTGAGGAAATTTGGAAGGAGATGGAGGAGATTGAACCTTTGACTCCTATCATAGACTACCAGCAAGCGTACATAGAAGCAGCAAAGGCAGATGCCATAATGTTCGGCAACTATGACGCCACAGACGCATACAAGAGGGACTGAGGTCCCTCTTTTTTTGTATTTGGATAAATACTTAAAAGCGTCAAAGTAATGAATCTATATAAGCATGCCCGTAAATATATTGACGTAAAGGACCTTAGGCGTTTACACAAAGAAAAGATAAAGAAAAGAAATATTGCTGAGAAAAAGAAACAGCAAGAGATAATTCTTGATGAACTGAAAAAAAATGAGATGAAAACAAGTCCAAAGTTTTCTAATTGGAGAAAGGAACTTCAAGAGAGTGAATGGTTTCCCATTCCTGGATCTGGACCAACCAATTCTGCGTCACAGTCATTTGAATATGGCGGAGAGGGTGGTCCTCGATTTACAGCTAATGGTCTTGGTGGTCAGGATGTATATCCACAAAATATAGATTTCTTTGGAGATCAAATTCCAACACCATCTTATTCTAATCTAGCACTTCAAGGTTATGCTCCTTTGTTGCAAATGCAAAAGAGGGGAAATCAAACGGAAGATGAAAGAATTGATGCTGAGATAAGAAAGTTACAAGAACAGATAAAACAACTTGATCAAAAAATATCCAATCTTAGTTTAGAACAAAAGGAGTTTGAACCCGAATATACGGGGATGACACAAGATCAATATCTTGATAGAAAGGAAGAGATCAACAAGAAATGGGCCGAGAAAACTAGTTCACTTAGACAAAGCTTGAATTTTTTACGACTAATGATGCGTAGTAAATCAGCATCAGAGTCAGAGTTAATAGCAGCTTTCAACAAATATTATGCATATGATGATGCTCGTATGAAAGAACTTGCTGCATTAGATGCTGAATATAAAAGTCAAATAGACTCACACGCAAAAGCAGTTGATGCTCATTCTATTCTTTATGCTGCAAAAATTAATTCTGCCAATCAAAAGCAAGATGCGCTAAGAGCAAAAATTGTTGAATTAGAAAAACAAAGACCCATTAATCAACAACTTGATGCTTCTCAGGAGGCATATCCAAATCTTCCCTTTATGGGTGCTAGGGTTCAATCTGCTGCTGGACAACCATCATTTAATTATGATCCCTCCAAAACTCCATTTGGTGCTGATGCGTTTATGGGTGAAAGATCTGCTGCTGCCAATGCTGAAAAGCAAGAACTTGCTAAGGCAGAAGCTCAGAGAAGGAGAGAGGCAGCAGCACCTGAACCAGCACCTGAACCAGCACCTGAATCAGCACCAATTCCTATTCTTGATTATGGTGTTAATATTGCAAGATCAATTGCTGCAAATAAACCAATTAGAATACCACAAAGTAAAATACCACAATCTGAAATTGATAAATTAGTTCAGGGTATATCTAATTCACCTGGGACTCTATACCGAATTCCCATCAATACAAAAGAGGAACCATACTCGGATGAAAACATTTATGAACTTCCAAATGGAGAAGTTCGTACTCATACTGCAGGAACTAAAGCAAGGTATGGTAATAATACTATGCACGTTGATCTCAATGATTTAGGTCATTTTGGAAATATTAATCCTCTTGCCGCTGCAGGACAAGCACAACTTCAAATTGTTAAACCAGAAGACGGTGAACCATATTTGGTTTACACTGACCATGCTTATCGAAACTTGACTTCTACTGATCCTGGTGAAGGATCATACAATCCCCTTGTAGGAGCTGCAGATTGGGTTGTACATACGGTTCTTGGAAAAAATGATCCCAATAAACCAAATACTGGTGCAATGGCAAACTATCCTCCCAATATTAAAGGTGATGTAAGAAAACAAATCAGAGTTCCATATAGTCAATTAACACAGATGATAAAACATCATATCAATTTTCCAGGTCGTAAAAAGAGAAAGAAAAAACCTTGACAAGTATCTAAAATCCCAGTAGAATAACTCTGTTAGGGTTCATAGATAACTAGTATATAAGCTACTATGAATACTTGATGAAGACGCAGAGTGCGAAAGCGAAAGGTCGTAGACTACAACAATGGGTAGTTCAACAACTTATAGAGACCTTTGACATACACCCAGAGGATATCAAATCCTGTTCTATGGGTGCTGGTGGTGAAGACGTGCAGATGGCACGTTCTGCCAGAGAAAAGTTTCCGTATTCTGTTGAATGTAAGAATGTAGAGAAATTGAATGTATGGGATGCGTATGATCAAGCAAAAGCAAATGCTGGTGATTACGAACCAATTGTAGTTATGAAAAAGAATGGAAAGAAACCATTAGTCATTATTGACGCTGAATCGTTTATTGCACTAAATAAAGAAAAGAATTCATAACGATGACACCGACCCCTAAGGAACTACAAGAACACAACAAATACTACGAGAAGGTAGTTGAGCACCTGATCTCTGAGGGTTTTACAGACGACAGAGAAGGCGCAGAAAGCATTATCAATGGAATGAGTGAAACATGGTACAGTCTAATCGTCAAGCGGTAATCAGGGGCATTCTGATGGGTGTCTGCGTTTGGGGCACCTTATTGTGTATGCTAAATTTGCCCTTGACCACGCAGGATAAACCTGGTATAATATGGGAGTCCCACAAGGGCTCATAGTTAAACGGATATAACTACTGCCTTCTAAGCAGTTATTCTAGGTTCGATTCCTAGTGAGCCTGTTTTGTAAATGAACTTATGAATTCAATACAGCCCTACTCGACTGTTCTGGTTCTGAATAGTTCTTATGAACCTCTTCACTTTACCAATTGGAAGAGGGCAATTGTTCTTTTGTATAAAGAGAAAGCAAAGGTAATCTCCAAGACAGTGATACGTCTGGTGAATTATGTTATTATACCCTTTCGTCGTATGAATAATTTGTATCCCACAAGGGGATTGATTTACAAAAGAGACAAGAACAAGTGTCAGTATTGTGGATCAACAAAGAGTCTTACCATAGATCATGTAATTCCTAAATCAAAGGGAGGAGAAGACACTTGGGAGAATCTTGTAGTTGCCTGTTCATCATGTAACGTCAAGAAAGGTGATAAATTATTAGAACAGACTAATATGAAACTTGCAAAGACTCCTAGGGCACCACTCAGTAAAATCCTGATGGACCTGGAGAACACTAGCAATGAAGAATGGATTGATTATGTTTACTAAGGAGAAATAGAATGGCACTTTCACAGACCACTTTGGACAACCTGCTTGAATCAGAATCTTATTTAAGAGCAGCAATCAAATCTGCTGCTGTAAATGAGAAACCACTGGTAGTCAAACAGTTGTCAGACATCCTTATCAATATGGAACAATGCAAAAAGTTCGATGAGATTATGGATATGATTGATAACCGCAAACCTGGCAGCAGCGGTCAATACGGTTCTTTTTTCAACGATGAAGATTAATCTTTGGTATTCAAAAAGTATGGCACAGTGGCGTTGGACTCTCATCGAAGAGTTTCGTAATGGCGTCACTAAGACCGAACAACACTCAGGTCAACAACCAGACCTGAGAGATGCTATGAATGATGTAGCAAACACTGTCGAATATATGCTAGAGGAAAAGAGATGAAAATGTGGGAAGTCAAATGCAGTAGTTGTGGCAAGATGACTCCTGCTAATAAGTGCCCACAGTTGATGATGACTCCTCTTTGCAAACCCTGCTGGGTTGACAGCAAAAAGAATAAGTAGTATACTATCTTCATCGTTCCTCTATAGCTCAGTTGGTAGAGCAGGTGACTGTTAATCACCCTGTCCCTGGTTCGAGTCCAGGTGGAGGAGTACGGGCGATTAACTCAGTGGTAGAGTGACTGCTTTACACGCAGTAGGTCACTGGTTCAAATCCAGTATCGCCCATTATAAATAATTTGCTTTTGAGGATACAGATTGGTACAGTTCAATGTTACGAGTAAGATGCAAGCAGTGCGGTAAAGAACTCACAGGGCGTGGGTCAAAACCAGTATCCTGCGGATGCCCAAATATGACCACAGTCAAGGGAGATAAGATCTCAGCGAACGATTTATCTCACGTTCTGATGATTGATAATGGTCAGGAAAAACAAACAAAACTCTCTTCATCCGACATGGAATGGCAAGAATCAAGAAGAAAACGTAAGATTCGTCGCTTAGATTTCGATATTCGTTAGGATTTGCTTGACATAGGTCTAAATACTTTCTAAGATAATGGGGAGTAAGCAAACGCTACACAGGTAACAACAAATGCACCCTGACGAATTAGCAAACTGGGTAAGAATTAAAGAAATGTTCGATGAAAGCGGTAACACGGAAAACTTTTATTACAAACGTGCTTGCGCTATAATCGAAGGAAAACCGGACCCGCTAAAAAATCTTGGAAATGGCGCACAGGATGACACAACTGAAACCTGAACATTGTTATACGAAAGCAGAAGTTGATAGATTGATCAAAGATGCTATTGATGAAGCAATGCGAAAACATAATCGCAATGCATCTATTATCAGTATGTGTCTAGGCATTCTTTTTCTTGCTGCTTTTGTGGATGGATTCCTGAGAGCGATTGGAATTATACCGCCATTCCTGAATATTGATATCAACCTAATGAATCAGGTTATTGATCGAGTAAAAGATGAGGTAATCAAAGTTATCAAATGAAAGTAGGATTAATTGGTCTAGGTCGAATGGGTGAGGGCATGTCTCGCCGTATGATGAAACAAGGTATTGAAGTATGGGGTTACAGAAGAAATTACAAGAAAGCAGAAGAGGCATATGAAAAAGGATATGTCAGTGGAGTTACTACCACTTTAGAAAATCTTGTAACCCAAGTGCATCATCAAGATAATCAAATTGGTAAAGCACCGGGTATCTTTCAACTTGTTATTCCCGCAGAATTAGTAGAGGACACACTGAATGAGTTATTACCATTACTTGGCGACGGGGATATTATTATTGATCATGGCAATAGCAACTTTAAGGATTCTCGACGGAGAGCAGAAAGGCTTTCTAAGTTGGGTATCCAATTTATTGACTGTGGTACTAGCGGTGGAGTTTATGGTTTGGAGCGTGGATATTGTCTTATGGTTGGTGGTGCAACTGGGGCAGTATCTGTCTGTTCCCCCATTTTCAGGGCACTGGCACCTGGCATTGCCTCTGCACCCCGCACAAACCCACACACTAGGGCAACCAGTGCTGAGTATGGTTGGTTACATTGCGGCGGTCCTGGAGCAGGTCATTTTGTAAAGATGGTCCACAACGGAGTCGAATATGGAATCATGCAAGCGTATGCCGAAGGGTTTAATATTCTCCATCATGGTAATCTTGGTTCCCAATATGTTAAGGAAGGGGATGCTGAGGTTGCTCCGATGGAAAATCCGGCAGACTATCAGTATGATATTGACTGTACTGAAGTTGCTGAGTTATGGAGGCGCGGTAGCGTTGTTGGTAGTTGGTTACTTGACCTTACCGCTGATGTTCTACGGCATGATCATGACCTTAGCAAGTTCGATGGGGGAGTTAGCGATAGTGGTGAAGGTCGTTGGACTCTTCACGCTGCTGTGGATCTTGGTGTACCCACACCTGTTATCTCTGCCGCACTATTTGAACGGTTTAATTCTCGCAGACTGGGGGAATTCGGCAACAAAATCTTAAATGGAATGCGTTATATGTTTGGAGGTCACAATGTTCGGTGAAGTACTTAAATGGATTGCGATACCCTTTGTGGTATCCACAATATATTTCGGGTTACGAAAAGGTGAAAATGTTTACTACGAGTCAGACAAATACAATGGAAACGGAACCGCTCACTAAGCGCATAGTAATCTTCGGTGCAACTGGAGATCTTTGCAAGAGAAAACTTATACCTGCATTGTATGAATTATGGAAGAAAAATCTTCTTCCAGAAAATCTTTTAATCGTTGGTGCATCTCGTAGAGAACATACAAAGGAATCCTGGTTAGAACATCTTGGGAATTATCCCGATAAATTTACTGACTGGATGAACTTTGTATGTTGCGATCTTGATTGTAAAGATAGTTTGATGAATCTTCATGATGATAGTGTAGACACAACTTATTTTCTATCAGTC